TTTCATTGTGTGTAGTTTTAATTGTTTTCTATTTTGTTAAGTGTTTCATTTTGTATATCTATTAACTGATTGACTAATTCAGTAGGCAAATACTTTGAAACGTGTTTATAGTCTTTCATTGTTTGCTTAATTTCCTGAAGCATTGTAAAAAGTTCGATTAATTCAGTTTGTAATAATTGTTTCATGTTGTTATTGTTTAGACAATAAAAGTACTATTGTTAATTATACTAACCAAATATTTTTATACTATTTTTATATATTTCTTTAATTAATTCCTAATTAGTTAGTTTTCAACATAATATTAATAAATATATTATCCATTTATTTTGGTTTATTCCTAATTTTAGGTTAATTCAATGAATAAAAAAGGTTTCTATATTAGTAAACAAAGGAAAGGTGAAATTATCCTTAATGTGTTTGCGGATGACTTTTGCGAATACCTGGCGCAATGCAATAAAGTTAACGGGTGGGTAAAGTTCAGAATATATGAAAGGGAAAAGGCGGCTAGTAATGGGTTAACCCATAATATGGAATTAATACAATTTAAGGAAGATAATAAGGAAAGTATTTAAACAGTAACTGTTTATTCAGATTATTTCAGTTTATGGAAGTAAAGCAAGATGAACCAATAAAGAAGAAAAATGGCGGCGCAAGACCTGGAGCGGGAAGAAAGCGCAAGATGGAAGAACACGAATTGATCGAGCGCCTTTACCCAATGGCGGACACTGCTTTCCGTGTACTTAATGAGAAGATAGCTCAAGGTGATATGAAAGCAATTCAGATATTTTGCAGCTACTTTATTGGTCTACCTACCCAGAAGATAGAGAACAAGATTGAGGGGCAACTAAATCAGGTGAGCGTTGAGGTTGTGCGACCCGAACTGGTGAAAGAAGAAGTTTTGGCAAATTGAATAGGGTAGGGGAGGGGTTGAAAATCAGCCACTTATGTGGCTACTTAACATAATGTAAATTATATACGAAAAGTGGGATAGGTTGACTGGATAGGGTCGGGATACGATGAGGGGGTACATAAGGATCTACTTTTTGACTGGCAGTGGGTAAAGCTAAGTTTTTGATAGCCAACTTTTGACCATCTAACTTTTGTATATACGATGACCCCTATTTATACCATACTTTTCAAACTGATAAACTAATACTCAAATTTTATTTTTTCTATGGATGCAACATTAAAGACTAACAAGATATTTGAGATACTAACGGAGTCTGACAAGAGGATAACGGTAATGCAAGGAGGCTCTCGTAGTGGTAAGACTTATAATATCTTAATTTGGTTCATTGTTAAATTGTTACAAGAGAATGGCAAGACCTTAACAATTGTGAGGCAATCGCTTCCGAGCATTAAGGGTACTGTGTTAAGGGATTTTATAGATATACTTTCTCGTCTTGGTATTTATAGTGAGGATAATCACAACAAGACGGACCAGATTTATTCTTTGAATGGCAATATTGTGGAGTTTGTATCGGCAGATCAACCTCAAAAGATTCGTGGTCGTGCGAGGCAGTATTTATTCTGCAATGAGGCGAACGAGTTGACTTATGAGGCTTGGATGCAGTTGATTATGAGAACTGAGGGTAAGATAGTGATTGACTACAACCCTTCTGATTTATCTTCTTGGATTTACGATTCAGTTATTCCGAGAGATGATGCGGATTTTCATATTACAACTTTCCGTGATAACCCATTTCTCCCAGCGGAGTTGATAACCGAGCTTGAGAGGTTAAAGGATGCTGACCCTAACTATTGGACTATCTATGGCTTGGGTGAGAGAGGACTTAGTCAAGACTTGATATACTCGCATTGGAAAACAACGGAGAATATGCCAGAGGGCGGAGAGGTGGTATACGGATTGGACTTCGGGTTTAACGTACCAACTGCATTGGTGAAGGTTGTGTTCCACGAAGATGCTGCGTATTGTCAGGAGTTGATATATGAGCCGAAGATGACAACTGACGATGTGATAGATAGACTAAAGACATTAGGCATAGAAAAGTGGGATGATTTGTATTGTGATGCTGCCGAGCCGAAAACGATAGAGAGTATAGTGAGGGGAGGGTTTAATGCCAAACCGGCTAACAAGGATGTGACGGAGGGAATAAAGACTGTAAAAGCTACACCATTGTTTATTCACCAAGATAGTGTAAATTTGTTAAAGGAAATAAAAAACTATCGTTGGAAAACTGACCGCAATGGAAACAAACTTGATGCTCCCGTAAAATTCAATGACCACATACTTGATGCGCTTAGATATGGCATATTTAGTAAATTAACTATCCCAAGTGTGACTTGGGGTGCAATATAAAAATAGATGGGTTTATTAGACATATTCAAAAAGAAAGCGTTAAATCCTAACGAGAATCTTACTACAACGATTAGAGGCATCAATGGTGCTACATTGCAAGACTACGAGAACGGGAAGTATGTATATGAAGGATATTTAGGTAATGCAGATGTTTATAGCATCGTGTCATTCCTTGCACGTAAGGCGGCATCTATTCCGTGGTACGTTTACAAAACAAATAATACAGAGAAGGGAAGAACATCACTTGTTCGCTACAAGCAATTAACAAAAGGTTTAGGCAATCAAGGTGCGTTTGAGAGAGCGGTGATAGAGAGGAAGAACGCATATAGTGAGAATATTGTGATGAACTCTGCACTTGCAAACTTATTAGAAAGACCTAATGAATACCAGGCACAAGACCAATTCCTCGAAAACTTATTTGGCTATCGATTTTTGTCAGGAGAAGGTAATATTTACGGCAATGATGGAAAGGTGGGCGGAAAGTTCGTTGAACTTAACGTGCTTCCAACCCATTTCTTGGACATCTACCCCGACCCTAACGACCTCTATGGAATCAGTGGGTATAGACTTATGGTGGACAGAGGAATAGATATTCCTAAAGAGCAAGTATGTGCTTGGAAAACTTGGAATCCAGATTTCAATGCAACAACAAGAACTCACTTGCGTGGCTTGTCACCATTAAGAGCTGCATACAAAACACTTCGTATGAGCAACAATGCTGCTGATGCGAGTGCGATGATGGCAGCAAATGGCGGAGCGAAGGGTGCAATCACACCGAAGCCATTAGGAACGGTGGTGCCAAACTTCACAATAGAGCAAGCAAACATAATTAAAAGAGCAGTGAATGAGGACATCAACACTGTGGACAATAAAGGCAAGGTTGCGGTGCTTCAAACTCCGTGGGACTATTTAAACTTTGGGTTGTCAAGTGTGGATATGGAGCTTGTTAAGACAATGCAGATGAGCCTTCATCAGTGGTGTAGGGTATTTGGTATGCCAGCGGTGTTGTTTGATGTTGATACATCATCATACAACAACTACCAAAATGCAATGCGTGATTTGATTACAAACACGATAATGCCAATGTGCTGCTCATTAAGAGATGAGTTGAACAAATGGTTAGTACCGAGATTTGGTGAGGATGTATTTATTGATTTTGATATTACTGCATTACCCGAGATGCAACAAGATATGGAGAGGATGGTTCGTTCTCTTCGTGATGCGAACTGGCTAACGATGGATGAGAAGAGAGTAGCAATGAATTATTCTAAGAAAGAGGGTGCGTGGGATATGAGTTATATCAATCAGGGGCTTGTGCCAATTACACAAGTAATGATGGACCTAAGCATAGCAGATGATAATAGCAACGACAACAGACAAAGAGATATGGGCGATCGTGATGACGAGATTTCCGAAGATCCCTACGGAAATGACGTGCCTAACGGAGAGGACGATGAGGATGCAAGTGAGGATGTCGTATAAAATAAAACTGACTGATGAACGCAACGCAGCGAGGGACATATTGGCTGAAGGTGGAGAGGCTGCGAAGAACTCTTGATAAGAAATATAGTTCTTTGTTTTTTGGAGTATTAAAAGGTGAGTTAGAGAACTTTGCAAGAAGTGTGAGAAGATATGGTGCAAGTGCTGCGGTGAGTGGTCTTGGTGCAGTTGCTTGGGATGAGAAGCTGATGCCTATAATTAGGCAGATGTACCGAGAGGTGGCAACAACATTCGGCAACGCAACATTTAGAGCAGTGAGTGTGGATAGCAAGAAGGCTGCCAATCCATTTGGGTTGAATGATGAGTTTTTGAACGAGATAACATCATTTTTAATTCAATGGGGTTTTTTATTAGCATCACTAATGACTAAGACAACCAAAGATAGGTTGATAGTGATAGTGAACGATGCGATGGCACAAGGATTGAGCAATGAGGAGATAGCAAAGTTAATACTTAGCGACCCACAGATACAATATGCGAAGTATAGAAGCGTGATGATAGCAAGAACGGAGGTGATGAGGTCGAGCAACTATGCAGCATTAAAAGGTGCAGAGAAGTTGCCATTCCAAGTTGATAAGATTTGGATAAGCACAAGAGATGCGAGAACAAGGCGCATACCTAAAGACTTCTTTGATCATTGGAATATGGATGGGCAGATTGTAGCATACAACGAGCCATTCATAAGTGCGGATAAAGTTGGGAGACCTATTGTGGTGGATGCACCTGGCGACCCAACGGCACCAAAAGGATTTACAATTAATTGCAGATGCGCAGTAGGATTCATTCCGAAGCGTGATGCAAACGGACAACTAATAATGAAATGATATGCCAGTATATTATTGCGAAAATAACGGAAAATATAAAATAGGTGAAAATGGTGAATGTATTTACACTTCGAGGGACAATGCCGAATCGGCTTATAGGGCTTATTTGGCAGAGGAGGGACAGAAGGAAGAGACAATTAAAAACGATAATACAACGAATAAAAATATGATATACAATTACAAGTCTTTTGGTCTTGAGGTCAAAGATGTTGATGCAAAAAGTGGGGTAGTAAGTGGTTACTTCTCTGCCTTTGGTATGGTGGATAGTGATGGCGACATTATGATGCCAGGTGCATTTAAGCGTTCTATCCAAGATTGGGGTGTTGAAGGTAAGCAAAGGATTAAGCACTTACTAAACCACGACCCATCTAAACCTTTAGGTAAGTTGTTGAGTCTAAAAGAAGATAGCTACGGACTCTATTACGAGTCCAAGGTTGGCATACACCAACTTGGTAAGGACTTTATTAAGATGGTGGAGTCTGGACTCATTGGTGAGCATTCTATTGGCTTTAGGACACTAAGAGAGCAAAAGAGTGGCGAGGCTAATGAGATACACGAGGTCATGTTATTTGAAGGCTCAAGTTTAACCGCTTGGGGTGCAAATGAGAATACACCATTATTAGGATTGAAAAATATGGGTAACGTAGAACAGGTTAAGGATCAAATCAAAGCATTCGAGAAGTTTATTCGTGATAGTGATGTCACTGATGAGACAATCGACCTATGCTTAATAAAAGTAAAACAACTCGCACAAGCAATAGAGATGATGAGTAGCACTGCTCCAGTCATTGCGACAGAGCCGCAGCAAAAAGAAGCTGAATTGCCAGTGGGTTCATTTATATCAATAATTAATAAAATCTAAAAAATGAGCGATTTAAAAGCATTCGAATCTGCCCTCGAATCAAAATTGGCAGAACAAAAAGCTGAGGTTGCAAGTGTAACCGAGAAGGCTGCAAAGGCATTTGACTCTAAGGTAGAGCAAATCAACGAGCAAATGGAGAAGTCTAACAAATCTCTTGCTGAAGCAATCAATGAAGTAAAAGAAGCTAAGGCTGCTTTTGGTAAGTTGAGCGCAAACGCTGAGAAGAAAGTTGCAACTTCTTACGCTGAACACGTAAACAACATCAAGGCTGAGATTGGTTCTGCAATCGAAAAAGGCTGGAACGAAATCAAAGCTGCTGCACGTAGCAATGGTAAAGGTTTCTCTGCTGACATCGATTTAAAAGCAGTAGGTGTAATGACCATCGGTAACAACTTGACTGGTTCTGTTTACACATCTTATGTTGACAACCCAGCTCTTCGTAGCTTCGTTAACCCACACCTTAGAAGTGTGTTTAACATCATCCCAGTATCAACTGGTTCAGTATCTTTCCCAAGAGGTAACACTCCAGTTGGTGAAGGTTCTTTCGGTAAGCAAACAGAAGGTTCTGCAAAGCCACAAGTTGATTACGATGTAACAGTTGTAAACACTGCGTTGTCTTTCATCGCTGGTTATGCTAAGGTATCTCGTCAAATGATTGATGATTTGCCATTCTTACAAGCATACCTTCAGCAGTCATTGATTGAAGATTTCCAAAAGGCTGAAGATACTTATTATCTTAACGCTATCGCATCTTCTGCAACTGCTGGTTCTTCTTCTGGTGCTAACACCGCTGAAAAGTTCATCGACTACGTTGCACAACTTGGTGCATTGAACTGGACTCCAAACCTTGCTTTGACCACTCACGCTGGTTGGGCATCATTGTTGAAAACCAAGCCAAGTGACTATTCACTTCCTGGTGGAATGGTTATCGACAACAATGGTAACGTAAGAATCGTAGGTGTACCAGTTATACCTCACTCTTTGGTTACTGCTTCTAAGATCTACGTTATGGACACTACTAAGTTCGCTATTGCTCAGCAAAGCGGTCTTGCAGTTCGTTCTACCGAGTTCGATCAAGATGATTTCATCAAGAACCTTATCACTTTCAGAGCAGAAGCTCGTTGCGAACTATTGCAGTTCCAGCCTTCAGCTGCTATCTATGGTGCTATCTAAGGTTTATAAATATAGGGGAGGGGGTTTTCTCTCCCCTTATTTTAACTTATGAATTATATTATCATAGGGGCAATGGATGGAGTTAGCTTTGACAATATATTTGACAAGCTAACAAAAGATGATGTTGCATTATTTGTGGAGCCAATACCACATCAGTTTAAGAAACTGCAAGAAAACGTAGAGAAACTACCTTGTAAGGTATTTCTTGAGAACTCAGTTGTTAGTGATAGGATAGAGGACATTGTTATGGCATATTTGCCTGATGCTGAGGATTTTTTGGGAGGGTGTAGTAGTGTAGTTAAATTTGGCACACCACTCAATAGATATTTGGCTAAGATAGATGAGTTGACTTACCACGAAGCGAAGGCAGTAACATTTGATATGTTGTGCGAGAAATATGGGTTTGATAAAGTGGATTACGTGCAAGTGGATTGTGAGGGTTACGACCAAGTAATTGTTGATAGCATTGATATTGACAAATACAAAATAAAACAATTAAAATTTGAACTTCATTACGTAAGTAATGAATTTTTAGAATATTTTGAGAAGAAAACTAATCCAACTAATATTATTAACTTAAATTCGGATATTATATATGAATATACTTTTTAGTATTCATCTTTATCCTCCACAACATTTATGCCTCTTGGGGGTGTGTCTTAACTGATGCACCCTCAAGAGGTAAAAAACTGCGGAGCGGAGATGATGGCTCATAGAATAATAAAAAGTTTGCAGAGCAAAGGACATAACGTAAGAGTATTATTGCATCAAGCTAATTATTATAGAATAAATAATACTTACAATTATGATGGGGTGGATGTATTTCCACCAAATCCGAATGTAATAGAGAATTTATTTAGATGGAGCCAATGTGTTTTTACACATTTAGATTATACAAGATGGACAATAGGAATGGCTGGGTTATACAAAAAGCCAGTGTTTCATCTTATCCATAATACTCATAAATACCCCGAAATTGAGAATGCAAATAGTTCTCAACATATAGTGTATAACTCTTTATGGGGAAAGGACAAATTGGGGTACAAATGGAGTAACTTTATACTCACACCACCTACTGATTATCGTGATTTTGAAATAGGGGTTGATAGTGCTGATAATGAGTACATTACGCTTATCAATCTTAATGAAAACAAGGGTGGTGAGATATTTTATCAGATTGCGAAGGCTATGCCTCACAAGAAGTTCTTAGGTGTAAAAGGGTCTTATGACGAACAAATTATTAAAGACTTGCCTAATATAACTTATATTGACAAAACAACTAATATACTTTCGGTTTATCAAAAGACTCGCATACTTCTTATGCCAAGCAAATATGAGAGTTGGGGTATAACTGCTACTGAGGCGATGTGTTGTGGGATTCCAGTTATAAGTAGTGAGGCAGAAGGTTTGAAGGAGAATTGTGGGAAGGCTGGCATATATATAAAGGATAGAGATGATATTGAAAGCTGGGTTAAAGAGATTAATAAATTGGATGATGCCAAAGCATACGCAGCAGCATCAAAAAAAGCAAAAACAAGAGCAAGAGAACACGACCCAAGAAAAGCACTTGATGAATTTGAGCAATGGCTCAGAGAAGAAGTTAATAAATACAACGGATAAGTATGGCGATTTATATAGATAGTATCATAGTCACCGCTGATGCAAGTGTAGAGCCAGTGAGCCGCACACAAGCTAAAGATTGGATGAGAATTAGCTATAATACTGACGATACTTTGATCGATGAACTTATCACAAGTGCAAGAAAGCATTTGGAGAAATTGACTGGCTTATCACTTGTAAATAAGACAATTAAGAGTTATATTGAACTAACTGGGGAAGTACCAGCAGTTTGGATGGTGGATTTGCCTTATGGACCACTTGGATGCATAGACTTGGTTAGATACAAGACTGGCATCAATATGTGGGACACATTAGATATAAATGAGGACTACGAGAAGATTGGCAATAAGTTGTGGTTCTATATGGCTGGCACTTATGAGGTTACTTACCAAGCTGGTTATGGTAGCATCCCAGCAGATTTGGAGAACGACATCTTAACCCTTGTGGCTTGGATGTACGAGAACAGAGGTAAGAAGATGAACGCTGATCCTAAAGGAATTATTTCACAATACCCATATTGGGATGGTCTTAACTATCATCAATATAAAAAAGTAGTTATATAGTGGCGAGAAAGGCACTAAATATAAGAGGACTAAATAATTCTTTGAAACAACTGGATGACGTTTTTATTCAAAGACTTGATAAAATTGAAAAAGAATTTCGCAAGTCTATGTCTAAAATAGCACAAGATGCTAAAAGAGATGCACCAATAGGTGTTACTGGTTCTACACCAGGTGCTTTAGCTGATAGCATAAGTTGGGATGAGCCAAGTAAATTATCCTATGAATTAAGAGCTGATGTGCCTTATGCAGCTTATGTAGAGTTTGGAACTGGTTCTTACGCAAGAAAACAATTAAATAGCTTAGAAGATGCTGATTACTTCAAAGCTATTGCTATAAAGTTTAAAGGTAAAAAAGATGGTAACACAAGAGCGCAACCATTTTTTTATCCAAATATCAGAAAAGAGATACCAAAGTTAGTAGAAAGAATATCAAAAATACTAAGCAAAAATGCTTGATTGTAGTAACAACGTGAGAGTGATTTATGTAACTGCTTTGAATGGCAACTTGTCTTACAATGGCAAAGATGTGCCAGTGTATGGACAGACTCCATTTGATACTACACCACAAAACTACGTAGTTATTGGTAATATAACTGAGACAAGCGATAATACCAACCATTCATTTGGTAACAATGTAGAAGTAGTTATTGATATTTTCAGTGAGCAATATAGAGTCAATGACTTAGGAGTGGTTGATAATATTGCATCACAAATTTTAAATATACTTATACCTGATACTCAGGTGGACGGATTTGATGATGCTGATTTTGAGGTTTTTCCAATTGGCAGATCAAGTTCAAGATACTTGCCATTGCAAGATGGCGATAATTATGTAGCAAGAAAAATTATAACAATAAACAATTTAGTTAACCAAAAATAAAAAGTAAAAATGGGACAAGTATTAGGATCATTACAAAACATTGAAATCGATATTACCAATGTTGGTACAACTGGTTTCAAAAACCTTGTTTGCTTGAGAACATCTTCAGTTAATACAACTATGGATGCAACAACTGAGCAAACTAACTGCGGAGTATTAACAAGTGTTGCAGAACCTCTTATGAGCTTAGACTTCGATGCAATTTGCGAAGTTTCTCCATCTGCATCACAAATCTCTTATGAAGATTTATTGTCTTGTGTAAAGAACAAAACTATTGTTATGGTTAGAGTTCAAAACCCAACCGTAACTGGCTCAAGTGAAGGCGCTGCTTACTATCACAGATTTAGCGGTTACATCACTGATTTGACTTGGAACCAATCAACTACTGAATTTATAAACTTTTCTGGAACAATCCAATCAACTGGTGCTTTGGATGTTGACCCAGCTGCTTAATATAACTTATGAATTATACTACTATTACTATTAACGACCAAAAGGTTGGACTTAAATTCGGGATGGCTTCGTTTAGGTACTTATCTGATAAGTTTGTAGAAGGGATTGCATTTAATAATGGAGAGCTAAATGAAATAGGCATAGCACATTTAATTTATGCTGGATATTATAATAACTGCCTTGTAAAAGAAGTTTTAGCAACTTATAAATTTGAATATTTTGTAGACTATATTGAGGGTAATTTAAAAAATGAAGATTTTTTGAACGAACTTAAAGAAGTTCTTAAAGTTTGGACAGAAAATGAAATTATAAAAAGCACCCAAGTAGAAGATACTGCAAAAAAAAAGACATCTCGTGGGAAGAAATAGAGGCATTCGCATTTGGTGAGTTGCAGCTTCTCCCACGCGATTTCTTTGGGATGAGCGCAAGACATTATTTCTTAATGATGACTGGCTATCAAGAAAAAAAAATTGATAGTTATAGGCAGACAAGATTATTAATGTTTACAATGGTGAGACTTATGGGAGATCCTAAGACTGCACCAAAAACACCAGAGGCTTTGTGGGAATTACCAGGTGATGAAAAAGAAAAGCCAAAAGACGAAGAGTATAGAGAAATTTTTAATAGGTTAACACAATGGCAGAAAACATAAATGCTTTAATATTACCCATTGGTGCTGATGTTAGTCAGTTTAAAAAATCTATTGATGATGTAAAAGGTGCAATAAAAACTCTATCTACAACAATAGCTTCAACTCCTTTTAATTTAGTTAGCGATGCACAAAAGTTACAGTTAAATGCATTAAAAGAAACACTAAAAGAATTAGAAGGTGATGTAAAGAATTTTGGAAAAGCAGTAGAGGAATATCCAGCAAATTCTATATTAGGGTTAAGAAAAAGAATAGATGAGTTAAATCAGAAAAAAATTGTATTAGACCCATCTAAAAGTGCAACACAAATTGCTAAATTAACTCAAGAAATACAAAAACTTGAGTCAAGATTAGAAAATGTAAATAATTTAGGTAGGAGTTTTACACAAACAAGTGGAGGTTTCACAAAAGGAGCTACAAAAATTGTTGACTCTTCTAAAGGAGCAAGAACTGCTTTAACAAGTTTATCTCTTGTCGCACAAGATTTGCCATTTGGATTTATAGGTATTCAGAATAACTTACCAGGCGTTATTTCATCATTTGGTGAATTAACAAAAACAAGTGGTGGTGTAACTGGTGCTTTAGGTCAATTAGGGCAATCATTAAAAGGTCCAGCTGGTATATTCTTAGGATTTAGTGTTGTTACGGCAGCCGTTACATTTTTGATACAAAAGTATGGCAGCTTTGGTGAAGCGATAGATGCCATAACTGGTAGAAATAAATTACTAACAGAATCTCAGAAAGCATTAAACGAAGCAGTAGCATCAACAACTGGTAATTTAACAGTCGAGGATGGCAAAGCTCAAGCATTAATATCTACATTAAAGAATTTAAAAATACCACAAGACCAAAGACTTGCGGCATATAATGAATTATTAACTGTACAACCAGATGTACTATCAGGTATAAGTGAGGAGAATGCATTAACTGCTGATGGCATAGCATTACTTAATGCGAACAATGAATCTTTAAAAGAAAGAACAAGATTAAAGATTACAGAGGCTGGTATAACAAGTGCATTAAATAAAGCAGCAACTACATTAGCTGAAAAAAGATTAGAGGAGGCTAAATTATTAGCACAAGAAAAAGTTGAGTTAGATAAATATAATAAGTCATTAAGAGATCAACCAGCTGCTGCTAAAGTAGCAGAGCAAGGTATAAATACATATAAATTACAATTAGATAATACTCGTAGTTCTTTAAAAGAAGTACAAGGAGAAATTAAAAACTTAGAGACTGAGCAAGAAACGTATTTGAATCAGTTATCACCAATTACAAATGGAATAGCTGGTATAAACTATCAGTTGCAATTAAAGGCTCAAAATTTAAAAAAGGAGCAACAAGAACTACAAAACAGCATTGACTTTAATAAAAAGTGGGCTGAACAAAGTAGAAAGTCATTTGAGAATCAGCCAGTAATTGATAGCGCAGCAAATTTTAGCAAGTTTGTAGAAGGTGCAACAAGGTTAAATGTAAAGTCAGTTCAAGAATTAGTTAAGGCAAATAGAGAAGGAAGATTATTAATAACAAAGGAATTGCAAACAATTCCAAAAATAAATATTAATCAACAATTTATTGACCAACAACAAATACTTGCATCATTTGCTTTAGCTAAAGAAACAATAGATAATGTATTTTTTAATCCATTGTCAAGCGCATTTGAAAAGTTTTTGAATACTGGAAGAATATCATTTGCTGAATTTGGTAAAATAGTATTATCAAATTTAAAAAGACTTGTTGCACAAATAGCCGCAACTAAAATTATTGAAATATTAGCTGGATTAGCTGGAGGACCAATAGCTGGTGCTTTTAGTCAAGGTGGTTCATTTTTATCAAATATAGGTGGCTTGTTACCATCTTTAAGGCAAAGGTCAAGGTTTGATAATATAAGACCATCCCCTTTTACAAATCCAGGTGGTACAGTTAATTTTGTAATTAGAGGCACTGAATTAGTTGGGGTATTGAATAGAGGTAATCAAGAAATCAATAGAATAGGTTAATGGCGTATAATACTAAATATGAGATTAAATTTTATAGCAAAGAAGGAGATTTTTGCAAAGTGCAAATGTCTTTTGATGGCTATTCTGGTGATATTATACAATTAAATCCAGCAAGTAGACCATTTATACTTAGGGAGTTTAATACTGATGAAGATATATACAAGCCACTAAGACCACAACAAGCAGAAATAAATTTTATATCTGAGACAACTGTATCAATAGATGACTTTTTAGGAAATAATGATGTTTACTGTTTAGTAAAATTTTATTATGGTGGCGAGCTTGGTCCAAATGTTTATTGGAGTGGGTATTTATTACAAGATGAGTTTCAAGAATTTTGGGAAGATACTAAGCATATTATAACATTAAGAGCAAGTGAAAACTTAGGTTCTTTAAAAACTATACCATTGACTGATGATGATGGTTTAGAAATATCATCTATCGAATATATTACTAATTATATTCGTTATTGTGTTAAGGACTTAGTACAAGTAGGTAGTGCTAAATATCAAACATTATGGATATTAAATAATTTATTTAATACTTATATGGATGATACTTACCCATCACTTGACCAAGTTTACGTTGACCCAAGAACATTCTCAATAGGTGATGGAGAGTATTTAGATGAATATAGTGTTCTTGAAAGAATTAATAGGGCTTTTTCACAAACATTATTTCAATATAATAACGCTTGGTACATAGTTAGAATTGAAGAATATTATATACCAGACACAGATAATTTAAGACTATTTCAATATAAATTTTTGCAATTCCCAGTACCTTGGGATATTTATACAAAAAGATTTGATATAAATGTAGGTGTAAATGAGTCTGTAAAGCCTATTGCTCCTACAATGTTGAGGTTTATAAAAAGACCTACAAAGGTAGATCAGATTAATATAAATTATGACTACCCATCTGAGTTACTTTGTAATGAGAATTTTAAAAGAGGTTCTTTATTATCAAGTACATCAACAACTAAAACATATAGCATACTTGATTGGAATGCATATAAAGGATTGAGAGAAAGTCCAACACCCATAACTGCATCATATTATAGAAAAGATAAATTAGATGCTTTTGGTAATGTTATAGATAGCTTTGCGTATTTACCTTTTGAAACTACCGGGACTGCAAGTGGTGCTGATTGGTTGCAAAGTTGCGACATTAAAGTTACTAAAGGTGATGTATTAGACATATCATTTTTATGGAGATGGAATGAGACTGGTGTGCTTACTGCACCTACTCCAACATTTAATGTTGCTCAAGTCTTATTTAAGGCAGATGCATCACCTCAGTTTAGAGCTGGTATGGATAGCAATGGTGTTTGGAAGATTGCACCATCAACTTGGGATTCTTGGAGTGTAGCAAATATACCTTATATTAAATTTACTCCTCCCGAAACTGCAACAAACGAAAACGGATATTATGAAATAAGTGCATTATCTAAGCCTATGCCAGCAAATGGCATCGTTAGATTATTGCTACATAATACATCAAATTTAAGTTATAGCGGTAACTTCTCACAGTTGCAACTAAGGTTACAAGCATCCTTAAATGGGTTGACTACTTTAAACATTGCTGGTGATTTAGATAGATTTACCAAGCCTCAGGATATTAGAGCTAACTTCTATGATACAATTTATTTGGCAGATATGCCTAACCCTAAATTTATGGGTTCATTGTATGATAGTGCTGGTGAGCTTACTGACCCAACTTGGTATAGATATAGATATAATACGGAAGAGTTTAGTTTTAAAAAGCAAAATCTTATTGCTCAATGGGAGCAAAATAGGTTTTTTAGAAATAAGATAGATGCTAATTTTTTTGGTTTGAAATGGGATGATGGTGGTACAGATAGGGTTATTGGTTTAATTAATACAATTAAGTTTGTAGATGATGACCCTAATAAAACTTATGTTATATCAAATCTTAAAGAGATAGATTTTGCTAATTCTACTTGGAGTGCTACACTACAAGAAATTTATGATCAAGATAGAGATTTTGAGAATGAGACAGACTATCCAACATATTTAAAAGATTATATATATAAATAATGGCAGATATAGTAAAAACGGAAGGTCTTGTTTTAGCCATTACTGATGGTAGTGGTAACGTATATCCATTTGCTTGTGCAAGTAGCTCAAGTATATCTATTACAAAGGATTTGATTGAACTTGCACCAAAAACAAATACAAATTATAGAGAATATATAAATGGTAGGCAAACTGCTACCATTAATGGGTCTGGTCTTGTCAAAATTGTCCAATCAAATATGCAACCAATTACCTTTTTTGATAGCTTCATTGAGGCTACCGATACATCGTATATTGGATATTTAGATTTGATAGATCCACAAAATAATTATAAATTGTATAAATTTTCTTGTATACTTCAGAGCTTGTCACTTGAGTCAAGCTACTCAGGAACACCTACTTATAACTTTACACTACAAGTAAGTGGAAATTTTACAGAATTAACTGTTGTTGATACTTACACCGTTGCAAGTGGTACAATAACTGCTCGTAGCACTTCTACTCATAAACTTGTGGCGGTTGGATATGGCGGTAAATGGTATTATAACTATACCGTTAGTGCTGGTCCCGTAATTAATTTAGGTTCATCGCTTAATGGCACAAGTGTCGTGGCGGCATATATAGCAATATAAAAATCAATAATATGAAACAAATGATGGAAAATGTAAAGACAAGCCTTTTCGGAGCAGTAGCTGGTTTACCAGTAATTTGGGAAGGTGCAATGGCTAATGATTGGAAAATGGTCTTAGCTGGTCTTGGAATGCTTTTAGTGGGCATTTTTGCAAGTGACGCTAAAAAGTAAGAGATGGAGCAAGGGGTGATTGTGACGATAATTATTCAGACTATTGCATTTGCAATGGCTTTGTCGAAAATGTTTACGGATATGAAGATTAAGTTGAGAGAACTTGATCTTCGTGTCCGCACCCTTGAAAAGAAGGAAGATGAGATTGGTGAGAAATTGGGGAAGATTTTTGACGCTTTGCAAGACATAAAATTGGAATTAAAAGATAAAGCAGATAGATTATGATACCAGAATTTAATTTAATGCCCATTCGCCAAGGAGATACATACGTTCTCCCTTTGTCATTTTGGGAGGATGAGTGCGAGACCACCGCTTTGGATGTCACCACTGATGTATTTAAGCTAATGGCTAAAAATAGTGCTGGTGTCACACAATTTACTTGGGATAACGGAGCATTTGTAGTTGGGCAACCAAATGAGCGAACTGTTACTTTAACTGCTGCTACAACGGCTGGTTACACCGCTGGGGAGTATAAGTACGACCTACAAGTAACTACCGCAACGGGAACTTATACTTGGATGCAAGGATATATTCAAGTGCAATCGCAAATAACATCATAATGGTTATTAAGGTTAGTTATACAACAACGCAGCCTATTATTAGGGTTACGGACACATCAAGCAATATAATTGTCAAGGTGGTGCCTCCGAGCCCTATTTATATAAAGTCAGGAAGTAATGTAGGAGGAGGAGCAGTTGACTCGGCTCTTACTCTTTTGCAATATGTAAGGAATCAAACGGGTGCAACAGTAACCAAAGGCACTGTGGTGTATATAAGTGGTGCGACTGGTAATACCGCAACGATTAGCAAGGCTATTGCTACTGGTGATGCGACAAGTGCGCAGACTCTCGGAGTAGTGAAAGATGATATATCAAATAACGGCTTCGGCTATGTTGTTGTGTTTGGTAAAGTGAGTGGGTTAGATACAAGCATATACAACGAAGGGCAACAATTATATTTGTCACCAAGTGTGGCTGGTGGTGTGACAACAACAAAGCCTTATGCTCCTAATCATTTGGTATATGTGGCTATTGTAACGAGATCGCATCCCAATCAAGGAACGTGGGAGGTGATGGTGATGTGATACAATATGTGGCAAGTACGGGACTATGGACAAAGACTTCATCAATTAATTTTGGTACCTGGTAATATATGTCAAGATTTGTAAAAGAGGTAGGAAGAAATTTTAATCAAGAGCCACCGACTGCTGGTCCAGGTAGTGGTACGGTCACCTCTGTGGCATTAACTGCTCCATCAATATTTGGTGTGACTGGTTCGCCTATTACTTCAAGTGGTACTATTTCCATAAGTCTTGTCAATCAATTAGCTAACACAATATGGGCTGGTCCTACAAGCGGTGCGGAGAGTGTGCCTACATTTAGATTATTAGTAAGCGATGATATACCTAACCTAAATGCAAGTAAAATCACAAGTGGCACTTTAGGAGTAGATAGAGGTGGCACGGGTGCAAGTACATTAACTGGTGTATTATTTGGCAATGGCACAAGTGCATTTACGGGTATTGCCTCGACAACGGCTAATCAAATGCTAAGGGTCAATAGTGCTGGGACTGGGTACGAATGGTTCACACCTGACTACCTTAGTAACGTAATGACCTCACTTGGCGATATGATATATGGCAATGCAGTAGGATTGCCAGTAAGAAGGAGTGGGAATGTAACCACAACAAAAATGTTTCTATCACAAACGGGTGATGGGACAAGTAGTGCTGCTCCGCAATGGAGTGTAGTTACGGCAAGTGATGTGGGAGGTGTGCCAACAACTCGCACAATCACAATCAATGATGTGGTGTTTGATTTGTCGGCAAATAGATCGTGGAGTGTGGGGGATTTTGGAACCTGGTAGGACGCATAGAGTTAAAATAAGATAATACAAGATATATGGCAAATACATTAAGATTTAAAAGGGGTTTAGCGAGTGGGATTCCTACGGCATTAGCTGGTGAGCCACTATTCACAACAGACACCTTTGATTTATACATAGGCAACGGAACGACTAACACTCGCTTCCAGAAGTACATTGCTTCGGGTGCGACTACGCAAATCCTTCGTGGTGATGGTAGTCTTTATACATTCCCTTTGGCGATTAGTTCTCCATCCAATGGTCAAGTGTTGAAGTTCAACGGCACGAATTGGGTGAACGATAGTGATGCTGGGATTACGGGTTCGCTAACAACTAACTATTTGCCTAAAGCAACGGGTGCGACAACGCTTGGGAATAGCGTTGTATTTGAAGGTACCCGCGCATTAGGCATAGGTACTGCAACGCCTGTTGATTTTGGTGCCGGAACATACAATTTACATTTACACGATGCCGGTGTTCCTGTATTACAATTTACCAATTCCACAACAGGGCAAAGCAGTTCAGTTGGAATGAGAATACAATCACTTAACAATGACCTTATATTTATAAATAGTCAAGCGAGTGGTGTAATGCGTTGGAATACAAACGGCGCTGAACGATTGCGTCTTACTGCAAACGGGAGATTGTTATTGGGTTCTACATCAGACAACGGAGTAAACGGATTACAAGTAACAGGAGATGGCTATTTTAGTGGGAGTGTTGGAATTGGTGCGACAACATTGACGCAATATAATTTAAGAGTAAGTAAAAATATTACTGGTGCAACTGTTTCTTATGGCATAGTTTCAGACGGTCAAATTCAAAGTAGTGTTACTGTTGGAACAATAAATTTTTGGTCAAATCCAAGTGTTGCAAATTCAACAACAACTACTAACCTATTTCATTTTAGAGCAAATCAAGGGTCAATTGGTTCGGGTTCAAGCGTAAGTTTACAGGCCGGTTTTTGGGTTGATAGTTCTTTGAACGGGGCAACAACCAATTATGGATTTTATAGTGATATTGCAAGTGGCACTAATCGTTGGAATCTCTATATGAACGGCACTGCCAACAACTATTTAAATGGCAATCTCCAAATAGGGTCTGCTACTCCAAGTGCTGGAGCAGAAAAATTGCAAGTCACTGGAACTGCGAAGATAACTGGTAATTTATTTTTAAGTGCAAATACCTATGCAGATGGATTTATTAGAACAAGCGGTGGAAGTGACTTTGGTACTTCATTAGTTCTTTGGTCTGATGTAAGTGGCAGCACATTTTTAGCTGGGTTCAATTTTTCAATAAACACGGGTTCTAATAATGCAAGAACTACTAAATTTTTAGTAACTAATACTGGTAACGTACTCATCGGCAGCACAACCGATTCTGGCGAGAAGCTACAAGTGACGGGGACAATGAAGGTGACGGGGAACTTTGTTGGTGGGGCTATTGTAAGTGGAACTGAATTAAGATTAAATAATAACTCATTCCAAAGAGTTGCAATAGGTAATGCAAGTGGAGGTATAGCTGGTGGTTATAATTTAACATTAAGTTCTGGTACTGCTCAACACGATTCAACTGGTGCAATATCTGGATATTACTATCATAATAGTGGGTATATAGCTTTATATACAAACTCATCACAAGCTGCTGGAACTACTGCAACCGAACGTATGCGTCTTGACGCATCTGGCAATCTCGGTATAGGTACTGCTAGTCCATCTCGTAAATTATCAGTCGTTGGAACTACTGATATAATTAGTTATTCAAATGGAACAACTACGGGATATTTATATTCAGATAACAATGGTGTAGGTTTATTCAATGGTGCAACCGCAACGGGTACGGGTATTTATGCAAGGGCATCAAACATATTAGATTTATATTATAATGGTAATATTGGATTACGTTTAAATAATCTTGGTAGGGTTTTAATAGGAAGTACAACCGATAGCGGAGAACAACTCCAAGTCACTGGCACTGCGAAGATAACGGGGGCGACAACGTTTGGAGGCAATGTTGTAATATCACTAAATCAAAATGCATCAACAAACTTTAATGTAACAAATACCGATGTTGGTGTAAATACAAAATCTGAATATGTATTAGTATCAAGAAACGGAGGAACTACTAAATTTGGTAGAAATAGTGTATTAACAACTGCTTATAAATTTATAAACGCAAGTGATAGTTACATTTTAAATGAAACATTAGGCGATTTTGCAATACTTAACGATGTAGCAACGGGCAACATTAAATTCGCTGCTGGTGGTTCATCTACGGCACATTTAACAATAGCATCAACGGGTGCAGCGACATTTTCATCAAGTGTAACGGCTGGGGGTAATTTACTTTTAACTGCTGGTACTGCATCTTCTAT